CCCACCAGGCCTGCCCGTCCGGCGTCGTCACGATCCATCCGTCGCCATCGCGCTCGCGTTCGGCGTCAAGAGCTGCGGCCGCGGTCGCGAAGGGGCCGAAGGGTACTACCTCCCAATATTGCTGACCGGGCGACGCGCCGCGCCGTAGCGCTAGGTCGCTTGCGACGCGCACCTCGAGCATCTTGTCAGCCTGCCGTCGGCGCCCATCGTACCGTGCGTCGCCCCAGCCTGGGACCGGGGCCGCCCCGGCGTCGAGCTCCGCACAACGCGGGCAGCCCTCGACGCGGTGGCCCCACGCGACGCGATGAGTGTGCTTGGTCGTCACTCTCTCTCCTTCTCGCTTCGGGCCTCGGCAAGAGCTTCGGCTTCAGTTTCGAATGGACCAAAAGGCTCGGAATCCGGCAAGCATCCCGGGAAGCATGCTTGCCAGTACCAGCCGCGCGTGAACCGTTGGTTGGTTGAGGTCACGTAGAACGTTTCCACGTCAGGCAGCGCGTGGGGATCCGCGGCGCGGGTTTCGTCGCTGTAGTGCTGGGCCATGTTCAGTCTCCCTTTTTCGCGGCGGAATTGCCGCATGCCGCCGACAATAGCACAGAAACGTGCTGGCAACCCCTAAAACGCACGGCTTCTCGCTTTGTCGTGTTATGTCAAATTGGGCGGAGTCGCCGGGTGCGCGCGACTCGCTCCGCGGGCAGCCGACCTCGCGCCGCGAGCCGAGCCCGCGTTATTCCCGACCGGGAACAGCGCGACGCTACCGTTATTCCCGACCGGGAACAGCGCGACGATGCCGTTATGTCTGATCGGGAACAGCGCGAGTTCCGGCAGCTTGCTGATAACTAATCTTATGTCAAATCGGGTGGGTTTACCCCTACCCCCCCTTTCGTCGCCGGGTGGGGTACCTCAGTCTATAGACACCCCCTCCCACATCTCTCCTATCGATTTTGAGTCCCCCTCGGGGTGTCAGATGCCGGGGGCACCGGGCAGATCGGTTTGCTCGGTGCTGGGGGCACCGGACAGATCGATGCCGCGAGTCGCGCGAAGCCAGAAAGCCCGGTCACCCTTTTTGCGCTTTTCACGCTTTTCGCGCATCGGTTTGCTGGGGCCACCCTTTTCGCGCTTTTTGCGCTTTTTGCGCATCGGGCACCCGACACGGGGTTTGTACGGTGCCGGGGGCAGTGGACAAATTTAGTTGTGTGTGGGTGTTGCATGGTGCCGGGGGCATCTGGCATATTGGATGTCGATGTTGGACGACAATGGCGCGGGTCTGCTCGATGGGATGATCCCTGTGGGGCGTCCTAGTTTTGTCCCTACCGATGGTGAGCGGCTTTTGGCGCAGGAGCTCAGTGGTTTTGGGGTGCCGCAGGAACAGATTGCGGCGCTGATTCGTGGTGGGATTTGTGTGGATACGCTGCGAAAGTGTTTCCCTAGAGAACTTGCCGAGGGCAGGGCGAAGGCGAATGTGGAGATTGGTCGGCGTCTGTGGTCCAAGGCGATGTCTGGGGACACGGCGTGTTTGATTTGGTGGACGAAGTCGCAGATGCGTTGGCGCGAGGAGGTGAATCAGCAGCACGCTTCGCCGGTGACGATCAATTTGGCGTGGTTGCCGAATCGCGAGGTGGATGCGTCGGCAAATCGCATGGCGGTGTCCCAGGGAGAGGTTGAGTTGCTGGCGACTACCGGGCTGACGGGGGAAGAGTCTGGACATTAATACCTATCGTCCGCGCTCGGTGTTTTTACCCCTGCACACCAGAGCGGCACGCTGGGCGGTGGTGGTGGCGCATCGCAGGGCGGGCAAGACGGTTGCGATGTGCGCGGATCTGATGATTTCCGCCCTTCAGTGCAGACAGCCAAAGCCGCAGTACGCCTACTTGGCACCATTTCGGGATCAGGCGAAGAAGGTGGCGTGGACTTATCTGAAGGATTTGAGTCGCCCGATTTGGGCCAAGTCGCCGAATGAGAGCGAATTGCACGTCGCAATCCGAAATGGAGCGGGCAGCGTGAGCACGATCTATGTCGGCGGCGCGGATCACCCGGATGCGTGGCGCGGCATGTATTTCGATGGCGTCGTACTAGACGAAGTCGGCCAGCTTCGCCCAAGCGCGTGGTATTCCGTCCTGCGCCCAGCACTCTCGGATCGGAGAGGATGGGCCATCTTCGCTGGGACTCCTGCGGGGAAGAATTTTTTCTGGCAAATGCGCGAAGAAGCGCGCCTTAACCCGAAAACCCATCTGCTGATGGAACTGCCCGCAAGCCGCACGAAGATTTTGCACCCAAACGAACTGCGCGACGCCAAGGCGCAGATGACCGATGAAACCTATGCCACCGAGTACGAGATCAGCTTCGATGCCGCAGTGCCAGGGGCGTACTTCGCCAAACTGATCGGCGAAGCGTATGAAGCGGGTCGCGTCGGACAATTCCCAGCAGACCCGGAATTGCCGGTCGATCTGGTCGCGGATTTGGGATACACGGACAGCTGTAGCTGGTGGGGCTGGCAAACCACCCGCGATGGCTACCGACTGGTCGATTTCTACGAGTCCGATGGACGCGAAATCGCTCACTACATCGAGTGGGTGAAATCACGCCCGTATCGGGTGGGGACGGTCTACCTCCCGCACGATGCCAAGGCGAAATCGCTGCAAACGGGCAAAACCATCATCGAACAGTTCCTCGCCGCAGGCGTCGTCCCACGGATCGTGCCGGAACTGTCCCTCCAAGACGGCATCGAAGCCGCGCGCTGGCTGCTCCCACACTGCCACTTCGATGAAACCGCTACCTACGACGGCATCGAGCACCTGCGCGCCTACATGCGCGAGTGGGACGAACGCACCCAGACCTTCAGAAGCCGCCCCAAACACGACTCCCATAGCCACGCCTCCGATGCCTTCCGGTATCTGGCCCTCGCAAGTGACAAAATCGTGACCGCAAAGCCGCAGACCACCGCCGAAACCGCTCGCCCCCTCGTGCGAAGCGCATACTCGTTCAGACTCGATGATATTTGGGACTGCCTGCCAACACAGGATGGACGGATCGGCTAATGAATCAGACGCAACGCGCCGAATCGCTGTCGGACTTCTCCGATACCCCCTCCGGCCTCGCAGAACGCTGGGGCATGGAAATCGAAGCCGCGGAAAAGGAACTGCATAGGTTCCACGAGGAATCAGACCGCATCACGCGCCGCTACCTGGATCGCCGCGACGAATGGCACAAGGAAGAAAGCCGCGTCAATTTGTTCTGGAGCACTACCAAAGTGCTGATGTCCCTGCTCTACGCAAGACCCCCGCGCGCCGACGTGGCGCGCTCGTTCCTCGATGCCGACGACGACCAAGCGCGCGTCGCAGGCCAGATCATGGAGCGCCTGCTCAACCAAGCCTTCGACGACAATACGTCGAGCTGGGACTCGACCATCCGCCAGGGCATCGAGGACTGGATCATCGTCGGACTCGGCCAAGCCTGGATGCGCTACGTCGTCAAAACAGAGCAAGAAGTCATCCCCGCGCAAGTCGACCCCATGACCGGCACCGAAATCGCCCCAGAACAGATGGTCGAACGCATCGTCTTCGAGGATGCCCCACTCGACTACATCTACTGGAAAGACTTCCTCTACTCGCCCGCAAGGGTGTGGGAAGAGGTGCGCTGGGTCGCACGCCGGGTCTATATGACGCGCGACCAACTCGTCGCCCGCTTCGGCGAGGAGATCGGTGAGGCCGTCCCGCTTTTCTCCGCCCAGCGCCAAGACAAATCGACCGGCACCCCGGAAAACGACCCCTGGGCCAAGGCCGAAGTGTTCGAAATCTGGAACAAACCCGACCGCCGCGTGTATTGGTACGCGCGCGGACAATCGACCATCCTGGACCTCGTGGACGACCCCCTCGAACTCGACGGATTCTTCCCGTGCCCCAAACCCCTCATCGCCAACGTCACCACGAGCAACTTCATCGCCCGCGCCGACTACATCTTCGCCCAAGACCAGTTCAATGAACTGGACGAAATCAATACCCGCATCTCGTGGCTTACCCGCGCCGCCAAAGTGACGGGCGTTTACGATAAGAACAACGTCGGCCTCCAGCGCCTGTTCCAACAGGCCGCCGAAAACCAACTCATCCCCGTCGACAATTGGGCTGGCTTCGCCGAAGGCGGCGGCATCAAGGGCAAGGTGGACTGGGTGCCCATCGAACAGGTCACCTCCGCCATCGAACACCTGCGCCAATACCGCCAAGACAAGACCATGCAAATCTACGAAGTCCTAGGCGTCTCGGACATCATGCGCGGCGCCACAAGGGCCTCGGAAACCGCCACCGCCCAGCAAATCAAAGCCCAGTTCGGGTCCACCCGCGTCCAGCTGAACCAGTTCTATATCGCCGAATGGGTCACGAACCTGCTCCGCATCAAGGCCGAGATCATCTCAAGGCACTTCCAACCGCAAACCATCATCGAACAGTCCAACATCCTCAGAACCCCAGATGCACAGCACGCACAAGGGGCCGTTGCGCTGCTGAAAGACGAAAAACTCGCCGAATACCGCATCCACGTCGAGGCCGACTCGATGGCCGCACTCGATTGGGCCGCAGAACGCGATGCCGCGGTCCAGTTCCTCCAAGGACTCGGCGCGTTCGTCTCCCAAGTCGCCCCACTGGCGCAGGTCGTGCCAGGAAGCGCCCAGTATTTCCTCAAATTGATGCAATGGGCCGTCGCCAAGTTCCGCGTCTCAAGCCAGATCGAAGGCGTGCTCGATCAGGCCATCGCACAGCTGCAAAACCAAGGGATGCAGCCCCCGACCCCAAGCCCCATGCAACAAGCCGAAGTGGCCGAAAAGATGGCGGGCGCACAAGAGCGAAAAGCGCGCGCGCAAAAGACCAACGTCGAAACCCAGGCCCAAGTGCTGCAACTGAACCAAATGGCACGCGCCGCCATGCAGCCAAACACACAGTTACCACCAATCGTGAGGTGACAAAGCATGCCGATGGAATACAAGATGGCCTATATGATCGAACTGCTGCGTAACGAACAGCAAAGACTGCAAAACGAAGCCCGCCTGATCGACTTCGCGACGAATCTGCCCGATACCTACGACCAAGGGGGCGGGGTACCCACAGGCCCAATGCCACCCTCCCCCGCCCCGCTCGGCGTTGGACTAGAGGGCGAGGAACAAGGCTACCCGGACATGGCGGAGAGCCCCGAGGACGAGCAAGCACTCGAAACCACAGAATACGCACAAGCCGAGGAAGACGAGCTCGCCGAAGAAGAAGACGAGGACGACTTGGCAGCGGTTCGAGAAACACGAAAACCGGCGAGAAAATGAAAAAGACCTATCGCATCGACCCCAAAACGGGTCACTTGGTGGAAGTGGACACCGAAGCGGAGCGGCGCAAGAAAAAGCCGCCCCTCAAATATATCGGCGACTCCCACTACGACGGCCTGCGCGCCACCGATGGCTGCGACATCTCGACCCGCACCAAACACCGCGAATACATGCGGCGTCATGGACTGACCACCGCAGATGACTTCCGCGAAACTTGGGCGAAGAAAACGGCAAACCGAGAACAGTACCTAAGACATGGCGGCTCGATCCGGCGCTCGGACATCATCCGCGCCATTTATGACCTTAAGGAGGCACGCCGATGAGCGAAGACACCACCCCAAGCCTGCGCGACGCACTCGAAGCCGCTGTCCCAGCGACAGAAAGCGCAGCCCCCACTCCTAGCTCCGCTGCCGGATCCACGTCGCAATCCTCAGAAACGATCCCCACCCCCTCGGTGCAAGAGACCGGTGCCCGCCAAAGCGACGGCGAACAGCCGCTGCTCCTCCCCGCCGAGTCAAAACCCTCACCGCAGACCGGGCGAACCCCAGGGGAGCCCGCCGCCGACCCAGAACCCGCCATCCAGCGCGGCCCAAGATCCGGTCCGCGCGCCGACAGAGCCCCCGTCGCGTGGAAACCGCAGATGCGCGAGCACTGGGCCGCACTGCCCAAGGAAGTACGCGTCGAAATCACACGCCGCGAGCGCGAAGTCCAGGACAGCCTCAACGGGGCCTCAGAAGCGCGCAAATACGCCGATTCGATGTCGCGCGCCATCGCCCCCTACGACATGCTGATCCAGGCCGAGGGCGGCAATCATGCCCTCGCCGTCTCGAACGTGATGGCGACCGCGGCGCGCATGCGGACCGCCCCGGCCCCCCAACTAGCCGCAGAAATGGCGAGGTTGATCGAGCACTTCGGCGTGGGCCGCTTCGGTCCGTCGTTCATCAATACGCTCGATTCCGCCCTCGTCGGCTCGGTGGAAAAGCCAGACCCAAACACCCAGATGCTGCGACAGACGATGAACCAGGAACTGGCTCCAATCCGTAACTTCATGAGCCAATTTCAGAATGCTCAGCTTCAGCAGCGCCAGACAATCGCCCAAGACGCCCACAAAGAGGTGTCCGACTTCCTTGCGAGGGCCGAGTTCGCCGCCGACGTGCGCGAGGACATGGCCGACCTGATGGAAGTAGCGCAGCGCCGCGGACGCGAGATGACCCTGCTCCAGGCCTACCAGCAAGCCTGCCTCTCCCACCCCCAGGTGCGCTCCGTCCTCGAAAAACGGCAACAGTCGGTCGGCGGACAGCAACTGACTTCGACCGCACAAGCCGCCAAGAACCGCGCTGTCAGCGTGACCGGTGCCCCTGCGATGGGTGTCCCGAAAACAGCGCGCCTGAATATTCGAAACGCTATCGAAGCTGCCCTTGCGCAGCATTCCCGTTCTTGATAATGTCCAGTTGCAAGCTAACAGCAGAACGGAAGGCCGCCCCATCCCATAGCGGAAGGCATTTTGCCTCATCCCTCTGAGAAGGCAGCCCCATCCCTCTGTCAAATGGCAATGGATGCCACCCAGACCACCTGGGACATGACTGAGCCAGATCGTTCGCCTGCGACGAACCGATGTGCGACTCATAACCCTTTGCGCCCTCGGGCGCTCAGTCATGGAGAACTATAATGGCTTTCGCCAATACGTCCGTTACGGACATCATCGCAACCACAATCCAGTCGCGTACACGCGAGATCGCCGACAACGTCACCAAGAACAACGTGCTGCTCGCCAAGCTCGAACAGCGCGGCAACGTCAAGCCGTTCGGTGGCGGCAACGTGATCTTCCAAGAACTCAGCTTCCAGCAAAACGGCAACGCCGGTTTCTACTCCGGCTACGACCTGTTGCCCGTCGCTGCGGCGGACGTGATCTCCGCCGCGGAGTTCAACATCAAGCAGTTGGCCTGCCCTGTGATTATGTCGGGTCTGGAAATGCTCCAGAACGCAGGTCGCGAGCAGTTCATCGACCTACTCGAAGCACGCCTTAACGTCGCCGAGAGCACGATGGCGAACAAACTGGCCGAGTCCATCTACTCCGATGGAACGGGCAGTGGCGGAAAGGAAGTCACGGGCCTCGCTGCTGCCGTGCCCTCCGATCCGACGACCGGCACCTACGGCGGCATCGACCGCGCGACGTGGACTTTCTGGCGCTCCAAGCTCTACGACTTCTCCGCCGCTAGCGTGACGCCTTCAGCGTCCACGATTCAGGGGGCCATGAACAGCCTGTGGGCCAATCTGGTCCGAGGCTCGAATCGGCCAGATCTGATCGTGCTCGATAACAACTACTGGGCCTTCTACATGGCTTCGCTCCAGGCCCAGCAACGCTTCACCGATCCGAAGACCGGCGACCTCGGCTTCCCGTCCATCAAGTTCATGGACGCAGACGCCGTTCTCGACGGAGGCATCGGTGGATTCTGTCCCGCCAACACCGGCTTCATGCTGAACACCAAGTTCATCTTCCTGCGCCCGCACCGGGACCGGAACATGGTGGCGCTCAGCCCGAACCGGCGATACGCGATCAACCAGGACGCAGAGGTCCAAATCCTGGCTTGGGCAGGCAACCTGACCTGTTCGGGTGCCCAGTTCCAAGGACGCATCCAGAACTGATTTGTCTCGGGGTGGGGTTTCCCCGGCCTAGTGGGTCGGGGAAGCTCCCACCCCACACACGCCGAGGAAAACCCTCATGCCCCAGGTCGCAACACCCACCTTCAATCCCACCGGAGGCAAAGTCGCGGTCGGCACCGACGACTCCCCCGTGAGATTCACCATCGCGTGCGATACCGTGGACGCGACGATCTACTACACCTACGGAGACGCTCCGGCCAATACGGGCTGGACCGAGTACGAAGAGGGCGGCGTCGTACTGCCCACCACCTCAGGTTCCGTCGTGGACGTGCGCTCCTACGCCACACTGGACGGATCGAGCGACTCCAGTGTCGCCAGTGCCAATTACGACATGACCGGAACGAGCAGTGCCGTCAGCGAGAGCTATCCCGCCGTCTACGACTCCGCCGACTCGCAGGCCACCGGGGCCGTCTGTGAAGGCATCGGCCTGACCGGCAGCGATCAGGATTCCATCAGCGGCTGGCGCATCGGCGCGAGCAGCACCACGACCGACCTCAAGATCGAGTACACCTCCTAGGAGCACATGACCGATGGCAACTCCCAGCACGATTGAGGCTCCGACCGATTGGGCGGTGGTCCCTGATGCACCCGGCCTCGACGAAAGCCGCTTCGCCGAGGACGGCAAGCTGTTCGTGCAGTTCTACCGCCGCCCATGCCTCCAGCCCGGAGAATCCGCCAAAGCGGGCCGCGCGATCTATAAGGAAATCGACTACATCAAGATCATGGTGCCGGGCGACAAGCTCTCGGTCGTCGACACCCCGCTTGACGAAATCTCGCGCCGCCGCTTCGCCGACAAATACGAGAAGTGGCTGGCTGGCGCAGGCAACGTCGTCGAAGGCACACCCCTCTCGGCACTGCCCAAGATGACCCCCGCCAAGATCGAGGAATACCGCTACTTCAACATCACCACGGTCGAGCAACTGGCGTCCGCCTCGGACGCGGTGGGCCAGAAGTTCTTCGGCTTCAGCGACGACAAACGCTCGGCCAGCGCGTTCCTCGACATGGCCAAGGGCAATGCGCCACTCGCCAAGATGCGCCAGGAACTGAAGGAACGCGACACCAAGATCGACCGCCTCGAAGCCAAGCTGCTCGATCTAGACCGCAAGATGAACGCTGGGAAAACAGAGCGCGCAACGCCTAGCGAGTAAGCCATGCCGTATCAGATCGTCAACGACTCGACGCTCGCGGCCATCGTCCAGAACGTCGCGCAGATGGTCAGTTACGACGTTCCGAACGATCCAGCCGGTTCGACCGACCCCAGCATCCAGCAGATGGTTCAGGCCGTCAATATGGCGGGCCTGGACTTGCTGACCATGTACGAGTGGCAGGAGCTCACCAAGCCCTACACGATCACAATCCAAGCCGACGGGCCGAACCAATCGCAAAAGGCATTCGATCTGCCAGAAGACTTCTACGATTGGATCGACCAGACGCAATGGAACCAGACGAATCAGTGGCCCGCCATTGGTCCGATCTCGCCGCAAATGTGGCAGCAACTGCTGGTCCGCCAAGTGCTGCCCACGCTGTCCTTCTACTGGATGGTGCGCGAGTCGCAAATCTACATCCTCTCGCCCCCCACCTCGGCGCAGAATTTGGTCTTCTACTACCAGTCGGCTGCATGGGTACGCGACGCGGACAACGACAGCCTTTACAAGAACCGGGCCACCAAGAACGGCGACGTGATCCTGCTCGACAGCTATCTGGTCACGCTCTACACGCGCGCGAAATGGCTGGAAGCGAAAGGACTCGACTCCTCCGCCGCCATGCGCGACTTCTTGCTGAACGCGGACAACCGATGGGGCCAAGAAAAGGGCGCTCCCGTCCTGACGATGACGCGCGAATACCGCTTCCCCTACATCCAGCCCCTATCGAATACGCCTGATACCGGCTTCGGTGGGTAGCGATGCCGCTCATCGCGCCGCGCCCAAACCGCGTCCCGAAGAAATCCGCGGCGTCGGGGGTGTCGCGGATGGTGTCGTCGCCTGCGCCGATTGGAGGGCTGAATTTCCGTGACTCGGTGACGCAGATGCCGGTGGAGGACGCGACCTTGCTACGCAACTTCCTCCCACGGCGAACCGGCGTCTCCCTCAGACCGGGATGGAAGTACCACACCACGGCCCTACCCGACGACATCGGGTCGCTGTTCGCCTACAACGCAGGTGGCGGACAAGATGGGCGGCTGTTTGCAGCCTCGGGCGGCGACCTGTGGAATGTGACCGAGACGCAGCCAGAAATCTCCGCGTCAGGCACCGGTTCACTGCTCGACGATTGGGATACGGTCCAGTTCGCCAATCCCGCTGGCAACTTCCTGCTCGCCGTGTCGCCTGGAGCAGGCTACTGGACATATGACGGCTCGACTTGGACGCATCAAGCCGTCGTCGGCCTGCCCGCCAACCCGACCCGCGTCTGGGTCTGGAAACGCCGCGTGTGGTTCGCCGTCGAGGACAGTTCGCAGGTCTTCTACCTGGACACGGTGGACTCGATCACCGGCACTGCCGTCGCGTTCGAGATGGGCTCCATGCTCAACCACGGCGGCAACATCTGCGCCGGGATGAACTGGACGATGGACGCCGGAGTCGGCATCGACGATTTCATGGTCGTCATCGGCACCGAAGGCGACGTTTCCGTGTGGCAAGGCACCGATCCCACCAGCGCCGCCACCTTCGGCCTGAAGGGATTTTGGTACGTCGGCCCCGTGCCGCGCAAAGGGCGCTTCTTCACGTCCTATGGCGGCGACGTGATGATCCTGTCCGAGCTCGGCCTCGTGCCGCTCTCGAAACTCGTCAACGGCCAGTTCTCCGTCGATCTGAGCCAGGGTCCGAGCGCGAAGGTGCAGCCCGTGCTCTCGCCGCTCATCAGCGAACTCAAGGATCTTCCGAGCTTCGACCTGCAAACCATTCCGTCCCAGGAAATCCTGCTGATCCGCCTGCCACCACAGGGCGCGCTCTATCAGCAGTACGCGATGAACGTCACCACGGGCGCGTGGTCAACCCTGCACGATATGTCGATGACCGCATCCAGCTTGTTCGGTGGCGACTTCTACTTCGCCACCGACTCGCGGCGCGTGGCCCTTGGGTTCTATGGCGACCTCGATGCCGTCGAGACGGATGGAACACTCGGAGAGGCCGTGACGGGCGAATTGCAGCCCGCCTTCAATGCCTACGAAACGCCGGGCATCCTGAAACAGTTCGTGATGGCTCGCCCCATCTTCGTGTGCGAACAGCCACCGTCGATCAAGGTTCGCCTGAACACCCAATATTCGATGCGCGGCGTCGCGGGCTCGCCCTCCTTTACGCCAGATCCCCAGTCCGAATGGGACCAATCAAAGTGGGACATTGGGCGCTGGGCGTCGTCCAGCAACGTCGCGGAGATATGGGTCGGTGTGCGCGGGCTCGGCTATTACGGCGCACTGCGAATGCGCGTGCGCGGCGCAGGCGGCTCTACCTCGTTCTCCAGTTATCACGTCATGGCACAATTAGGGGGCGCGATGTAGATGGCGGAAACCAACGCACTGATCTCCGCACTGCGCGCAGCCTCGACGGAAGCCGAAGCGCCGGACTCCTACGACGCTCGCTTCCCTGGCTTCATTCCATCGTGGCAGACGCGCGATGTTTCGCCTTTGCCGCCATTCGTGGCTCCGACGCCAAAGCGGTATACCGGACCCAGCATCGCCGACTTGCGCGCAAAACGCATGTCCGACGCGGCTATTGAAGCCCTACGCGCGCCGCCAACGACCTACAATCCATTCACGGAAGGGTGGGGAAACAACGTCTTCGGCTTCTTCTCGCCCGTGGGCTCGATGCTCGCCAGCGCGCAGGTTCCGCTGTACGCACCCGATCCTGCCCAGCTGCCTGAGCCCATCTCGGCCAGCGAACCCATCGCTTCACGCTTGCCAGTGACGGAGGAGCAGAGTCCGCAGACTCAGTCCACCCCACAGAGCAATCTGCCCGAGGCGTTCGATCCAGTCCAGTTGGTCGGCTCGCCGCAATTCCCGGCGCCAACGCCCACAACCTCTCAGCCAATCGCACCGCCACCGCCAATCGCACCGCCAATAATGCCGTTTGAGCCAGTGGCCCCTCCCTCTCCTCCGATTGCGCTAGCGCCCCCGCCTCCTCCGATCTCGCTCGCGCCGCCACCCCCACCTGCCATCCCAACTCAAATCGCGCCAGCGATCCGCCCGGAACCGATGCAGTGGGACTTGCCGTCCCTGGACATCGCTCCAATCCCGCAGTTCATCGCACCCGACACCACACTGCCTCGAAGGCCGCCGCGAAACGCAGCGACACCACGCGGCTTGCGAAAGTGACCAATGATCGTCTTCGGCCCCCACGACACGCTGGGTAAATGGCTCTGTGAGCGCATCCAGTATGTGCCCACACCCAACTTGCGCTGCATGGGCAACGTCGCGAGGGATGGCACGATCCGGGGCGTCGTCGGTTTCGACGACTGGAACGGCGCGTCATGCCAGATGCACGTTGCTGGCGAAGGCTATTGGGTGACGCGCGACTTCCTGCGTCACGTCTTTGCCTACGTCTTCGACACTGCGGGACTCAATATGGTGATCGGCGTGGTTCCCAGTGGCAATACACGCGCACTGCGCTTCGACAAGCACGTCGGGTTCAAAGTGGTCGCCACGCTGGAAGGGGCGCACCCAGATGGTAGTCTGGTGATCGTATCGCTGAAACGCGAGGATTGCCGATACCTGGAGAGGAAAGATGGGCAAGAAATCAATTCCCGAGCCGCCTGACTACAAAGGCGCAGCCCTCGAAGAAGCGAAGTATTCGCGTGAGAACCTCGTCACGCAGAATTACGCCAACCGGCCTTCCATCTATACGCCGTGGGGAGCGCAGACTTGGGATGCCCGCGCCAGCACCGATCCGGCAACGGGCCAAGCGGTTACCGAGTGGTCGCAAAACGTCTCGCTCGACCCGTCGCTCCAAAATGCGCTGAACGCCCAAATCGCGATCCAGCAAGGCCGCAGCGATCTCGCCTCTGGGTTCATGCAGCGGGTAGGCGATGAGTATCGGTTGCCCTTCGATTGGAAGTCGCTGCCACCGACTACGATGGTCGGCCAACCACAGCCCATGATGAGTTCTGTGGCAGACTACTCCCCTGGTCTACGCACCGATATTCCGACCAACAACGACGCCATCGTGCGCGGCTTCAGTTTCGGTGGCCCGCGCATGGGCATCGACAGTGCAACCGGCGGACTGTCCTACGGAACTCCAGAAACGCCGGTTTCGATGAACTTCGACCCGATGCTCGGCGGCCTCACGCGCGGTGTCCAGAGCGCGAATATCCGCGGCGATGTGGACCCAATGATGGGTCTGCTCGCCACACGCACCAATCCCATCGGAGCGCAAAGCGCGCTGAATCTCGGCGACAACCCGCTGATCCCGCAATTCGACTCTGGCTATCGCGACCGGATCGCGACCTCGCTGATGGAGCGCATGAACCCTCTCCACGAATATCAGCGCAGACAACTGGAAACGCAGCTATCCAACCAGGGTTTCCAGACTGGCACAGAGGGTTACCGGCGCGCACTGGACGAGATGAACCAGCGCCAAGCCGCGGAACGCTACAACGCGCTCGATATAGCAGGCGCCGAAGCGCAGCGCCTATACGACATGCAGTCGCAATCGGCGCAGCAAGCGTTTCAACAAGACCTCGCGCTGGGTCAATTCGCCAACCAAGCGATGCAGCAGCAGTTCGGTCAGGACTTGAGCGCGAATCAGTTCCAGAACCAAGCCGCACAGCAGGCGTTCTCGCAGAACCTTGATGCCATCCAGGCTGCGAATGCCGCCGAGGCCCAGCGGTTCAATCAGGCCGTCGCGGCTGGGCAGTTCGGCAACGAAGCGACGCAGCAGGCGTATGCGCAGTCGCTAGGTGCAGGCCAAGCGATCAATCAGGCCGCGCAGCAACTGTTCGAGCAAGGCTTGCAAGGCAACCAGTTCCGCAACGAGGCGCTCCGTCAAGCATACGAGCAGACGCTCGGCGCGGGCACGTTCGGCAACACCGCCCAGCAGCAGTTGTATGCACAACTGATGGGACAGGCCGAGCTTGCCAATCAGGCCAATCAGCTGGCTTTCGCGCAGAACACGGAGGCGGCGCGAATGCGAAACGCTGCGCTCGGTCAGGCTAGCGCCCTCGACCTCGCGCGAATGCAGGCTGTCAACAACGCGCGACAGCAGGACTTCCAACAGGCATTGCAGTATTCCGACCAGATGAACAAGATTCGCCAGCAGGCCATCGTCGAACAAATGCAGTCTCGCGGCATGAGTCTGAACGAGATGAACGCGCTGCTGACCGGCCAGCAGGTCGGAATGCCTCAGTTCCCATCCTTCCACACGGCTGGCATCGCCCAGACGCCTCAG